TATTCCAACTGTCTTACCTTTAACAGCTATGTTATCTAATTTTAGATAGTTGAAGTCATCTTTAGTAGCTTCGTATGTTGTCTCACCTATTATTGATAGTACACCATATGCTTTACATTGACTCTCAAGACGAGCAGCTGTTGATACAGCATCACCTAGTATGTCATATGAATGTCTCTCTGTAGAACCCATCTCTCCTATGTAACCTAAACCTGTATTGATACCTAAGCCCATACCAACTGGTGGTCTACCTTCTGCTACTATCTTATCATTATACTTCTCAACAGCCTTCAACATATCTAATCCTGTTTGTACTGCTGTCTTAGGATGATCCTTATCTTCTATAGGAGCATTATGTATATGCATACTAGCATCACCTATGTACTTGATGATCATACCATTTGCATCTAGTACAGGTTGAGTGATAGCATCCATGTACCCATTCATTATTTTAGTAAGACCTTTAACGTCATCACCAAATGATTCACCTAGAGGTGTAAATCCTCTTAGGTCTGTGAAACATATTGAAACTTCTTTCTTGACACCTTCTTTTATTAGTGCTGGGTTCTCTTGTAATATTTTTACTACAGCAGGAGATGCATAACCACCAAATTGTTTCTTGATTGCCATCTTCTCTTTGTACTCTTGCATGAATCTCATGAAGGCAGCTGCTGCCCACACTACAAATATAGTCAATACAGGCCATGACCAGTCTAGTAGGTAACTCTTAGTATTAAACAGATATAAACTTCCATAGTATGCCCCCAGCGTAAACGTAGGTAACATTAATGCGCCTGCATACCACTTAAATATGAGCACTGTGAGAGCTATTATTAATGCTAAACTAAACGAAGCACCTAGCTCTGCAAAGTCTGACCAGTAAGGTCTACTGATATTTCTACCAGACATCATAGTAGTTGCTGTTGCTGCAATCAGATCATGATTGTATATACTACCAACAGGTGTAGCAACAACACTATCTAATCCTGATGCTGTCAATGATAGTATAACTATCTTACCTGTCAGGTCTGGTAATGCTTCATGTAATGGATACACTTCAGTTTTATATTTAAAGTCAACCCATAGGTTACCATTTGCATCTGTTATCTGTTTACCATACTTTGGTATACGTAATGCTTCTACACCAGCAGCACCTGTCTTTATTTGATAGCTAATGTCTCCTGATGCAGCTCTAATTATTTCCATAGACATTGATGGGAATATTTGTCCCTCTATATCTACTACCAATGGTACTCTTCTGACTACACCATCTGCTTCAGGTGATACTATAAGCATACCGACACCATATGCTGCTTCTGCAAATGACTTCAGTGGACCAATAGCTCCTCCGTATTTGTATAGCCATCCTTCCCATGATGCTCCTACAGCAGCAACACCTCTTGTTACAGGGTTACCATCTGTTATTGTAGCAGGTACTTGACCTATCAGTGTAGGTGTCTCTAATAGCATCTGTGTGAATGCTTCATCACCACCAAACCTATCTTCATCAGCAAATAGCATAGGCATTATAACTAGACCAGCACCATGGCTGTATAGTCTGTGTACCTCTTCTGCTAAATCTTTTCTGGGGAATGGCCATTGACCATATTCAGCTAGAGTATCGTTGTTGATCTCTACTGTTACTATATTGTCTACTACAACTGTCTCTTGTTGTCTTTGGTGATTGTCTAATGCTTTGAGACGCATTACATCTAGGAACCAAGGATTAGCAAATCTTATCGCACACAGTGTTGCTATGATTAATAGAGTTACTAGATACTTTTTCAAAAGATCCACATTAAGAACATAACAATCACAAATATGATAGCTAGTTCTCTTCCGTCATCTCTTATAATTTCTTTTATCCACCACATCATTTTTCTTTCTCTAATCTATATAGCTTATAATAATATAGAAAACTTTGAGGGTATATATCTGGATTAGGTATAACCACAGGAGCTAACATCTCCTTCATCTCTTTCAGTACATAATCAGGTATGTTACGTGTATTTAACAACATACATCATTAATATCATGATGGAGAGATTCAGCTTGCTGCATTCCATATTGACATATAAAGTAACTATCTGCTATATCACTGGCAGGGTTCATTGTTGTAGTATCTAATAAAGAGAACAATGGTGATTTAGTATCTTTTATAAACTTCTCAACTATTTCTTCTTTCTTAGCATTACCTTTACCAATCATCTCTTTCTTTATTACTGTTGGAGGTACTACAGTGAATGGTATGAAGCTCCTCATCAACTTATGTTTAAGTAGACCAGTGTTCTCTCCTATATGGAACACTTTACCTGTTGCACCGAACGCATAGTCTTCTATCCATACATGATCTATAGTATAATTTTGTAATATCTGCATAGCCCACTTTACTATAAAGTCATACTGATGTGTCTTAGAGTCAAAGTCTTGTGTCTTAGGTAACAATGTCCCTGAAAACGTACACATATCACTTTCAGTATACTCTACTAGCTTCTTAACTCTTGTTAGATAATGAAAGTCATACTCCTCACCTACTTGTACACATATACAAGGGCTAGCTGTACTGTAATCAATACCTACGTTACATTTAAAATTCATCTCCATCTACTACTTCCACACTTCCATCAAAATCTATTTGTTCTGTAAAACCTATTCCTATATCATCTGTTGTAGGACTATCTTGCTTTGCACCACAGAATGGGCAATGTTCAGGAATGTCAGAATAAGGTAGTTCAACCTCATCTGGATCCCATTTAACTTTATACATAGAGCCACAGGTGTGACAATCATATTCATGTTCCATATTTAGTCCTCGTATAATTTTTGATACATCTGATTAAACACACCACCAGTTTCTGGTTCAGCATATTGCTCATTTGTTGTAAGGCCACCATTCATTGTTGAAGGAGGCATATCAGCATCCATCTTTGGTGATTTCCTATGATCAGGATATGGTACCAATTTTACTGTACCATCTTCATAACTAACTACTTTTATCCATGCTTCAGCTTTTACTACAGGTTTAGTCATGATACTCTCCTATTATTTTTTAGCTGTGACTGTTCTATCTTGATGTTGTTTTAACATCTGTATGCGATTGTCCATCTCTTTCAATTTCTTGAGTAGTTTAGGACTTATGTCTTTTTGACTTCTTTGTTCAATACCTATATCACGTCCAGCTCTAAATCCCCAAGAAGCTGTTATCAAGCAAGCTATAAAACCTATAGCTATATGTACATATATCATTTCCATTTTTTCTCTCCTATTGTGCCCAAACTTCTGACCAGTCACCAGACAGTGCTCCTTTAGCATAGTCGGTTGCTCTATTCTCAAAGAAGTTTGTATGTGTGGGTGCATTAATCATTTCCTCGACCCACGGTAGAGGGTTCTTCTTTACTTTATAGATACCTCTCATACCCATAGATATTAATCTTCTATCAGCAATGTATCTAATGTACTCTTTTACTTCTGTATCTCTTAGACCTTCAACCTTACCCATTGTAAAGGCTAGATCAATAAATTTATCTTCTAGTTCTACCATCTTCTCACATACTGTATATATCTGACCTTTAGTCTCATCATTCCACATCTCTTTATTCTCTTCAACATATGTTCTGAATAATTTAATTAAACCTTCAGTATGCATAGTCTCATCTACTATAGACCATGTAACTATCTGACCCATACCTTTCATCTTACCATGACGTGGAAAGTTTAGTAGCATAATGAATGAACTGAATAGTGATAGACCTTCTGTGAATGCACTAATGGCAGCAATCTTTACTGGTACGTTTGCACCATTCATAATCTTACTCTGGAAGAACTCATGCTTCTCTCTCATAGCATCATACTCATTGAACTCATTGTATGTTGTATCTGGCATACCTAGAGACTCTATAAGATGACTGTATGCAGCAATATGTAATGCTTCTCTAGCAGCAAAGCCAGACAACATCATTCTTAGTTCTGGTTGTGGAAAGTGTGGTAAGTAGTTAGTGACATAACCTCCAGCAACATCTATATCTGATTGTGTAAAGAATCTGAATACATTAGTTAAGAAGAACTTCTCTTCTTGAGTCAATCTTGACTTCCAGTCTTTAACATCACCAAGCATAGGTACTTCAGTATGCAACCAATGTGATTGCTCATGCTTTAACCACATATCATATGCCCATGGATAATGAAACGGTTTAAAATATTCTCTTTGATCTGTTACTTTTAGTTTTTTTTCCATCTATCCCTCGCATGCCAGACACTCTTCTGGGCTAGTAGCCAAAACAGTCATGTCTAGTTCTTTGATTATGTTACGTTCGATACCTCTTGATATCTTATCAGCCTTACCTATCTTCTCACTTCTACAATAGTACAAGGTCTTCAACCCAGACTTCCAGGCTAGGAAGTGTACAGCATGTAGATATTTAATGTTAGCATCTGGTCTAAAGAATATGTTTAGTGACTGTGCTTGGTCAATATACTTCTGTCGATCAGCAGCATGCTCAATTAACCATCTCTGATCTATTTCCATAGATGTCTTATATAATTCTTTCTCTTCATCAGATAGACATTTAACAGTCTGACAGCTACCTTCATTAGATATAATAACACTCCATATCTTCTCATAGTCTAATGTGCTGTCTTCTTCACACTT